CCGCTTGAATCTGAGCTTTTGCAATTCTAATTAAGTCAGAAATGTTTGCTCCTGGGATAGTACCTGCAAATGTACCTGCAGAAAATGCCGGTGCAACAGCCAACAAACCATTTAAGTCAACACCACCTGCACCATTTACTAATGAATAATCAATGTTTTGCTCAATAGCTTCCATCAATTCAGTGTTGATTTCTGATCTTACGAATGCTAAGTCAGCCAACATCTCTTTTGAAACTTTGATGTAAGCAGCAACTTTTTTCACTTCCTCTGATACCTCTTCGTATTTAACCTCACCGTTAAATTTAGGACCAGCCTCATTAACCCAAAGTGACTCTTCTGCACCTGGTTTTACATTTTTTGTTTGTTGGATGTAAGTAACAAATTTTGAAGTTGTTGAACCTACATTTGAGATCTCTCTCAATCTTCTGATTGGACGTGCAATTCTGTTTACTCCTGGCTCTAATACACTCAATGCAACATTACCAGAGTAATCTCCATCAATTGTAGTGTCAGTCTTAACATCCAATGTAATTCTGTTACCTTTCTCGATTGAGTCAGTGATAGCCTTAACATTGTCAGAATAAGTCTTAACCAATGCCTCTTTTAAAGTCTTAGCTCCTTGAGTCTTAGGTGCATCAACTGCCTTCTCAGACATTGCCTCAATGCGTCCTTCCATTTTTGCAATAGCTTTCTCCATTTCAGAGTTCTTAACTTCGATAGACTTGAAGTTGTCAAGCTCGCTTTTTAATTGAGCAACCTCATCCTTAGTTGGGATAGTTGCAAATTTTTCAGAGAACAAACCGTTGATTTTTTCAACAACTTGCTCAGGTGTTAAATTGTTTTCCATTTTGTTTTTAAATTAAAAAATTAAAGTTTACTAATTACCTCACTCCAATCAAATGCTTTTTGCTCCGGCTCATACAATTCAACAGAATGCTGTTGCGGTTCTGTTTGTGCGAGTAAAGTCAATTGACTTGACAGGAAGTTGGCTTTCATTTCGAGTTCAAACAAACGCTCATCTGAGCCCTTTCCATTTGCTAAGGCTTTGATTACTGTTTGTAAATCATCTGAAATCTTATCTATGTATGTTTTTTTAGTTTCGCTTTTCATGATGTCAACTACATTGGTCAACTCATTTGCTCCAAAGGTAACAGCAGAACCCTCCCAAAGTTTAACCTCTTGAAGTAGTGTAAACCCACCCAATGGATTAGAACTGTCCTTTACAAATTTAGTCTTATCAGATACCCTTTGGAATCCTACTGAATGCTCTTTGATGATGCCCTCTTGATAGTCTCTCCATGCATCCTCTCCCATTGTTGAGGTGCCTAATCTACCAACAGCAAAGAGTCCATTGTCATCCTCTTGTAACTTACTGAATACTCCGATCTGTTTCTCCCAATCATGGTGCCTTAAGAATGCAATCTTACGATTTGATGCAGCCTGTGGCCCTCTCTCCTGGATGGACTTTTTAAACGCACCCTTTTGGATCACATCATTATCAGAGTCTACATTACCAAACTTTGCCAAATAGACAGCAACCTCCCTTTTGGAAGAGTCCATGTCTTTAATTTCAAAGCCGCTTTTTATCTCATATTTACTCATACTCTTTGTGTTATCTGTCCATGCTGTTGAACATATTGCAAACCTCTGGTCATTGTCATACTCACTGTTCATACTCTCATCACTCATGCAACGTCCAATGAACTGCTCCTCATTCTCTTCTCCTGTTGGCTTAGGTATTGGCATTTGTTATTGGATTAGTTATCATTGAATTTGCTGTTACAGGATCATAACCATAGTAGTTAACCAATGTATTTACAGCTGTTTGTCTATCCATTTGACCACTACTTACAGCGGCATTGAGTCCTATGATACCATCCAAACCTCCGACTGTTCCCTTGAGATTAGTCTGAGCCTGTGCCAATGCAGCTGCCTGAGCCTCTGTTCTATCTTGTTTCTGTAACTCGATATCAAACTCCTCTGCATATTGCTGTTGAGTAATCACTCCATCTCTAAGCATAACTGACCATGTATCAACCTTTGTCTTTTCTGCCTGAGCTTTTACTTGCTCATCATCTTGAAGTATTGGCAGATGTTGAAAGTTAGCCTGTAGATAATACTCACCTTGCAATCCCCATTGAGCTATCATTGAATCATACATCTGTTGAGTCTCTGGAATGATTGTATCAGTGTAAGCCATACGAATTGAATCCCTCACATTGCTGAATGTCGCACCCTTCTCACTTGAGAATAGGTTGTAATTCAATCCAAATGCATCAATGATTGCCAGTTTATCCTCTGTTAACTCCTCAAATAACATGAGGTCACGTGTTGGATAAGACATCGGTTGCCAGTTCACATTGGACTCAGTGATTATTAACTCATCTTTTTGTCTACGATACCAGTCTTTTTGTATCTTTTGTCTCTCCTCTGGAGTCATTGGAATAGCTCCTCCCATGTCATTACTCTGAGCAGATAAGATACCAATGGCTCCTAAGTTCTCAAGTAATACATTTCGTTTGTTATAACTGGCCATGATGTTTGACAGTGGTAATCTAAGTGAGTCAATCCTTGAGATAGGTCGAACTATATTCATACCATCTGCAGTTGTGAGGTATATTGAGTCCTCTAATTGAATTGTCTCTTTGGAACCGTCATCATAAGTGAAAACAAACGAATCAATGAGGTCATTAATCTCCATTTGCTTTAATTTCTTACCACTTAGATTGATTTTTATCTTATTGTTTGGCAGTGTTATGATTAAATTACGCTGACCAAAGGACCTCACAGGGCAGTAAGCAACCACATTCGAGTACAAAGCATCCTGTACACTCATTGAATAGACTACATCGGACCATGATTGAACTCCATTAGGCTTAGTGATGAGGTCATTAATCCAGTGATCAGTGACTAAGTTACCATCTTTATCAAATAATGTTGGCACATTAGAGCTCATCATAGTGGCTCTCTTGTTAATAACTGACCTAAGTTCTGGAATATCAATGAATAATCTCCATGCATCCCCAGTATCAAGCCAAACAGCCTCTTTTTTACCCCATATCTGCACTGCAGGCGGGAATATTTGACGTGTTAAGTTACGATAACGGTCTGTATTAGCGTAATTATCAACGAATGCACTAAGAAAATTAAATGCCATTCAATATTGTTTTGGCAAATGTAATCATTATTTTAATACAAAAAAGGGGGTTTGAATTATGCCAGCTGTCTGAACATGGATTGAGCAAAGATGGATAAACCAGCAAGGCAATCCGGTGCATCATCATTCTTATTCTTGCCTTCCTTGCTGAAATGGAGTACATTTTGGATAAACAACTCACATTCAGGAGTGCCATTGTTAACAAATGTAATCCTTTGCTGTATCCATACTGACTGCATGATGATGCGTGTTATCTTATTCACTGAGTTATGCACCGGCAATATCCTGCTTTTGGTTATCTTTTGCAATCCCCTTGCAAACATAGCTCCCATACTGTTGGACTCCACCCTGCAATAGGTTACGTTCCACTTGGCACACTTCTCTGCTATCAATGGCATGGTGATGTCAGTGTTTGACTTGTTGAATACATAATCAACCAGATAGAACTCATTGCCTGCCACTGCCAGTATTGCGAATGCAGTGAAGTCAGCCCCGGCATCTGCCACATCACAGTAAGCAATGCACCCCTGGACCTTATCTTTGATGCTGTTGAACTCAGTTAGTGGAATAGTTTTGAGGTCATTGAATAACCTACCTTGAATATCAACAGGTGATTGCATGTACTCTGCCTCCCAAATGGATGGCTCAGTTCGTTTTTTCTTATCCAGATACTCATCTGTTGTCATCACTGACTCACAAAATGAGCGGCCATCTATCAATGCAGGGATAACAATAGACTTATCATACATCCCATCATTCATTTGCCTACCTATCACATCATTCAAACTCCATCGAGTACCTATGTCAATCCTCTTGCATCCACTCTCAAAGCGGCTGTCATGTGTTGCCTCCTTCCATTGGATGATGCGTTCATTCTGAGTGTCTGACAATGCCTGTTCTAATCCTGTGTAAAGGTCATCGGTAACTGCAATGTTATCTGCACCAAATCCTATGATAGTACCTCCCACCCCTGCACCAAAGTAACTCACTTGCTTAGCTGAATTAGTGTTCCATCCTTGCAGGTTTGCCTTATCCTCACTCAGTTGAACGTTAGGGAATACCTGTTTGAACTTATCACTCTTCACTATGTTCCTGACATCATAAGAGAACTTGAGGTAAAGTGTTGCCGTACATGCGTTACGCATTACTGACCTTGCCGGGTTCCTGCCAATGGTCCATGCACAAAACAATGAACTGACATAGGACTTACCTGCCCTTGGAGGCATGGATACACTTAAAGACTTAATCTTGTTATCCTCTATTTCTTGGAATGCCTCTGCGACACTGTGAAGAAATAACCTACTTTCAAAGAATGGTTGGTCATAGTAGAGACAAAACTCCCAAAACTCCCTACGACAAAGTTCGAGGCGTAGTATCTGTAGTATGGCGTTTTGCTTATCATTCACCTTTGAGGAGTTGTCTGATATCATCGGAGCTTAATCCAGTGAGATCCACATTGGTTTGGGTTTGTTCTATCTGTTGTGTTGGAGCTCCATAGGCACTATCTAAGACAGCCTTATAAGCATTGGTATCCTTTTGTTCAATAGCCTTATCAATCTGAGCTTGATGCATCTTTAACTCTTGGTCATTAACATCAAGTAACTCTCTCAAAATAGTACTTCTGTTGCGTGCTCCTTTGGGCTTTCCTCCAGGGTTGCCACTTTGACCTGGTTGCCATGCTGGTTTTAGGTTGTCTTCCCTTCTTGCCATAATCGGTGAAATTTCGGTGTATTTGCTCTGTAAAGATAATAAACAAATCAAAACATGTTTGCCATGAGGTAATAAAGCCCTATCAATGCCAATGCAACTATCACTCTCATAAGACTTTCAGTTGCTTTTTTAGGATCATATATCCACTTTTGAATAGTATCACAGCTCTTCCATGGCATGAAGTAAAGAACAAACTTATCTGCAAAGTAAAGTATTGCAAAGATTGGTAGTATCATAAGCCCTAATACTACCTTGATTTTATGCCTCATTGTGTATATTTTTTACTTGATTGTATAATCTAAACTCTTGTTTCATTCCATTATCCCAAACTACATTGATAACAGTGTCAGTGTGGTCCACAATGGTGCCCAGTGGCTCATCATTGATGTAGGCTGTTTTGGTCTCAAAGTTGAATGAGTAAACATTCTTAGTCTCTTTTGAGTTCATAGTAATTGTTTATTTCGTTCTTTAGTACTCTTATTCTTTTAGCATAGTTCAATGCATCAATAGGATTACAAATATAATCAAATCCAATATCTGTTATCACATCCACCAATTTGAGGGCTGTATCCTGGTCCTTGGCTATCTTAATTATCTCAGATGTATGAATCATTTATTATCTTATTTCTGACTAAAAAGTTATGTTTCATTGAGTTACTCATTGACCTTTTGAACATTCTATATTCGTACACTTTCCCATCCTTTGTCTCATGTGTTACCTTGAATAGGTTGATGTTGTCACAGAACCAACGAATCTCATATCTATTGAGCTCCTGACATCTCAGATACCTATCTTTGAAGAGTATAGAATACAGCCGCCCAAATGTCTCATTACTTACAGTAACAGCAAAAGGTTTCTGTTTTCTATGCAGGTCAATGATTAACACTTGGCTAAGGTAAGGAAAGTTATCAACATGACAAAGGGGAGTTGTGTGCTCCCCCTCATCTGTTACCATGTGACAACGCTCTCAGGTGCGAGTGACATGGGGTTTACCAGAGCAGTAGTCAGGAGAGGACTCGAACCCCTATTTATACCACCACACAACTCTGTTTATGGTTGTCGTGTACATCGACTTGCTGTGTGTGCATTACCATTCTGCCACCTGACTATAAAACCCCTTGCTGTGTGTTCATTACTTCCTAGGTTTCTGATTTGAACAAGGGGGTTGTTTTGCCGAACCTCAGTTATTAATCTTATCAAGTATTGATTGAGGTGTATGATACTGCCCATCAATGTAGATCATTATTTTTACTAAGTAGTTCATTTCTTTATCAAATATTTAAACGCACTATCATAGAATGGAGTCCTCACCTCTTTATTATTCATGAACCTGTATAATACAGCAGGATTAACTCCCATATCCTCTGCCATGTGAATAATCTTATACCTGTTTGACAGTTGGTCTTTGAGTTCCTTTCTGAGCCACTCAGTGAATGACTCATCAAGGTTTAAGTAGACTGTCTTAGAACGGTAAGTCATCTGGCTCATCTGCTGGTTGTACACTTGTAGATGCTGGATCAACAAACTCCTTATCATGTGTAACTTTCCACACGTCCAAAGTGTTGTAATAACGTCCATTAAACTCACGTCCTCTTAGGTTGAATGATACCTCAACAACTTGAGACTTTCTTAATGGAGCAACAGCATCCATCTTATCATTGACTGCCTGGAATAATATATCCTGTGGATACTTTGGATCCAGTGTTGTGATTACAAACTCTCTCACTGAGAATCTATCTGAGATCACTTTGACCTCATTGATGAGCTTAACAGCTCCTTTGATTGTTAAATCTGACATTGTTTATATTTTATTTTAAATTGTTAATAACTTTATTTATCGAATACTATCTCATCCGGATAACACACATCAATGATTTTATCTGCTACCATGTTTGCATATTGAACTGCTAACTCATAATCTGGTTTAAAATGATCATCTGGATGTATATATTCCATGATATATTCCATTTTCTCCTTATCAAATAAGAAGGCACTCACTAATTGAGTGATGATTTGAGCTCTTGTCTCCATTGTATTATATTTTAGTTTGTTCTATAAATGTTCTATCTGTCACTGCCTTGGCATATAGGTGAGCCATTGCAGCCACTGTTGCATGATTTTCCAAGTACTCCTCTTCCAATCTTTGAGCTCCATTTGAT